ACAGAAATGCTGGGAGGCTGGGATATAACAGACGAAAGTGGTACTATTGTCATCATCCGAAGGCTTGCTCCAATGTACCCAGACAGGACGCCACGGATAGGGATAAATGCACCAAAAGACTACGCAATACTGCGAGAGGAACTGATCCATGACTAGAGGACGCAAGCCCAAGTACCCCAATGAGCTGCCAGAGTGGTTCACCCTGCTGGCCAATGATGCAAGACTAGGGACGGCAGATATTGCCAAGCTATTCTCGTTTTGCAGTCATGGACAAGTATCCCTGTTAGTCAAGCGCGGCGCATTCCCTGCCCCTGACCTGTCAGCTGACAACAAAGGCAAAGGCAGGCCAAAGCCACAATGGTCTAAACATGCTATAATGACCGAGATCGAAAGACGGAAAGGATTGCATGGCTGAAGGCCACAAATACCCGCCCATCATCGCCGATGAAGGCGAAAAGCTATACAAGCGCCCTAACAACAAGGGTCGCCCTAGAGCGTTCGACACTCCAGAGGATATATGGGCTGCCGCCATTGCCTACTTTGAATGGGTAGAGCGTAATCCCCTCTGGGAAGCCAAGCTGGTATCGTTTCAAGGCATTTCCACGGTAGAACAACTGCCAAAAATGCGAGCTATGACCCTAATGGGGTTCTGGCTGCATGCCGGAGTAAACAAGGACACATGGTACCGATACAAGAACGATTCCCATTATCGAGAAGTTTGCGAGAATGTAGAGTATCATATTAGGGAGCAGAAGTTTTCCGGTGCTGCTGCTGGACTACTGAACCCTATCATTATAGCCCGCGACCTTGGCTTATCAGAAAAGCATGAGGTTACAGGGGCTGATGGTGGCGCTATCCGAACCGAGTCTATTACTGCTGCTGTCACTCAACAGGATGCAGCTGAGGCATATCAACGGATGATTAAGGGGGAATAATGCCCCTGCCATTTCCGTTCGATTTCCGCAATCCAGACTATAAGGCAGTGTTCGCATGGAGAGCTGAACGGCTTGCATGGATACGGTCAAACCCTGAACAGCTGCCATCTATCAAAGCCTACTACAAGGAAAACATCGCTCAATTTATTACTGATTGGGGCATGACGTTTGACCCGCGTAATGTAGAGCGCGACCTTCCATCGGTTATCCCGTTTATCCTGTTCCCCAAACAAGAGGAATGGGTATATGAGCTGGTATCCCACTGGAAAGCTAGTAAGCCGATGTTGACTGAAAAGACCAGGGATATGGGCATGAGCTGGTTGTCACTGGCTGCCGCATGTGGAATATGCCTGTTCTATCCCGGCGTTACTATCGGATTTGGATCCCGCAAAGAGGAATATGTAGACAAGATTGGCAGCCCGAAAAGCCTATTTTTCAAAGCCCGCATGTTTATGGATAACTTGCCATTTGAGTTTCGCGGCGGCTTTGATTCCACAAAACACGCTCCCCACATGCGGCTAAACTTCCCCGATAGTGGATCGAATATCAGCGGGGAATCAGGGGATGGTATTGGACGGGGTGACAGGACTTCGATCTACTTCGTAGATGAGTCGGCATTCCTTGAGCGCCCAAGGCTTGTAGAGGCGTCACTATCACAGACAACCAACTGCCGGATAGACATATCCACCTCTAACGGTTTGGATAACCCGTTTGCCGAAAAGCGGCATTCTGGCAAGATTGACGTATTCACTTTTCATTGGAGGGATGACCCGCGCAAGGATGATGATTGGTACAATCGGCAGGTATCCGAGCTTGACCCGGTGACGGTGGCGCAGGAAATAGACATAAACTATGCCGCTTCGGTTGAAGGGGTATTGATACCGTCAGAGTGGGTGCAGGCAGCTATCAATGCCCATGAAAAACTAGGTATAGAGCCAACAGGGGCAAGGCTTGCAGCTCTTGACGTTGCCGATGAGGGGCGCGATAAAAACGCACTGGCAGGTAGGCATGGGATATTGCTGGAGATGGCCGTAGAGTGGTCAGGCGTAGGAAGTGACCCATTCCAGACAACGGCAAAGGCTTTCCACTTGTGCGATGATAATGATTATCCCTCGCTTTACTATGATGCTGACGGCATTGGTTCGGCTGTTCGCGGGGATGCCAATGTAATCAATACCCGGCGCAAGGAGTCCGGGCAAAAGGTTATCAATGTCCAGCCTCATAGGGGTTCAGGTGAGATATTTGACCCGGATGGGGAAATGGTCAAAGGCCGCAAGAACAGAGACCTGTTCAGGAATTACAAGGCGCAGGCATGGTGGGCTATGCGGATCAAGTTCCAGAAAACCTACAATGCTGTCATCAATGGCATGGAGTTTGACAAGGACGACATTATCAGCATAAGTGCTGATATACCCCTGTTAAGCAAGCTGTCGGTGGAGCTGTCGCAAGTTACCTATTCACTCAATGAATCTGGTAAGATAGTGATCGACAAAGCTCCTGATGGTGCAAAATCCCCTAACCTTGCCGATGCCGCTGTTATTGCCTATGCACCGCGCAACAGGGGGATGAAGATAAACCAAGGCGCAATCGACCGCATGAACCAGATGGGCAGACAGATTAGAAGGTGAGCATGAGAAAGCCGAAAGCCAGTCCAGCCGCACAGCCTGAGCAGCCAAAAACCGCAACAGATAGAAGTCTGGGCATGAAGGTAATGGCACGCAAGGCAAAGGAGCAAGGTGGCGAGAAGGTAGGCGCTTATGACTATCCGGTACGCGCACCCGACATAATCCCGAACGTTGTTCCCAAAGGTAAACGCGCCCCTGTGCTGGCTACAGATAACATTGCCTACAATTACACTAATTTTTTTCAGAATACGATTGCAATCGGCGGCTTTCCCGGCTTTGCCTACCTTTCCCAGCTTGCTACCCGTCCAGAATACCGCGCCTTTGCTTCTACTATTTCCACAGAGCTAACGCGCAAATGGGGGAAGTTTGTTAGCAAAAGCGCGAATGATGCACAGGGCGAAAAGATCAAAGCGATTGAGGCGGAGTTCCAACGGCTAGGGATTCGCAATGTATTCCAGATGGCGGCGGCTCATGATTGCCTGTTCGGACGCGCCCAGATTTATATCGGTATCCGTGGTCAGGACAAGACAAAGCCGCTGATATTGAGTCCAAAGACTATTCCCAAGGGCAGCTTGGAACGTGTTTGTACGGTTGAGGCGCTTTGGACTACCCCTGCAACATTCAACGCCAATGACCCAACTGCACCGGACTTCTACAAGCCGCCCATGTGGTTCATGTTGGGCGAGCAGGTGCATGCTTCCCGCTTGATGACGATTATCACGCGCCCACTTCCCGACATGCTGAAAGCTGCGTTCAACTTCGCTGGCATATCGCTGTCACAATTGGCTGAACCTTACGTTGATAACTGGTTGCGCACACGTCAGAGCGTTAGTGATCTGATTAACAATTTCAGCATCACCGTACTTCAGACCGCAATGGATCAGGTTTTGCAGGGTGATGACTTGGGTGATAGCGTTATTGCCCGTGCTAACCTGTTCACTGCTACACGCTCAAATCTTGGCGTGATGTTGCTGGATAAAGACCGTGAGGATTTATTGCAGGTCAATACCCCGCTATCTGGCCTGCATGAGTTGCAAGCGCAAGCGTTAGAGTTCCTTTGTGTTGTTTCGCGTATCCCGTCTGTGATTCTGACTGGCGTTAATCCTAGCGGTTTCAATGCGTCAAGCGAGGGAGAGATACAGGTTTTTTACGACTGGATCTCGGCGCAACAGGAAGCGTTCTGGCGTGAACCACTTGAAACGATAATGAAAGTAGTTCAGTTGTCATTATTTGGTGAAATTGATCACGATATATCATTCGTATTTGATCCGCTTTACCAGATGACGGACAAGGAAAAGGCAGAGATTGAAGAGATCAATTCCCGCACAGCGACCGGATACCTGAATGCTGGCGTTGTTGATGCTGAAGAATGCCGTCAGATGCTTGCAGACGATCCTGATAGTATTTTCCAAGGGCTTGACATGAGCAAGATCATGGAGCCGGTGGACGGTGATGGCGGCGTTGATATGACCGGCATTATCCCAGATGCCGCAACAGACAAAAGCGTTAGTGAAAAGCAACACAAGGCAATGGAGGCGGCTGCGCATGGTAAAAGCACGCTGGGCATACCGGAAAAAGTTGGCGAAGAGTTTGTAAGCAAAGATGCCAAGAAAAAGTAAGCCCGTCAAAACGGCAAAGGCGGTATTCCCCAACAAGGGGCTGGAAATCAAATACCGCAAGGCCATGCAATCGCTCATTGCAGAAATGCAAGGATCAATCGAGTATTGGATAAAAGCCGCGTACAGGGACGAGCCGCCACGGATGGCATCTTTAGTTGCCGCTGATGCTGCCCCGTCAAAGAAGATGCAGAAGCGCCTTAATATCCTATCGAGCCGGTGGGTTGAAAAGTTTGAAGCTGCTGCACCTTCGATTGCTGAGAAGTATTTGCGCGGTCAGTTCAAAGCGTCAGATAGCGCATTCAGTAAGGCATTGAAAGAGGCCGGATGGTCTGTAGAGTTTACAATGACACCCGTTGTGCGTGATGCCTTTGAAGCGTCCCTGTTCGAGAATGTTAGCCTGATAAAGTCAATACCAGAGCAATACTTCAAGCAGGTTGAAGGCGTTGTAATGCGTTCATATACCGCTGGGCGCGATCTTGAAACAATGGTCAAGGAATTACGCGCACTCTATCCAAAGGCACAGGACAGGGCTGAATTGATAGCTCGTGACCAAAGCAACAAGGCAAACGCTGTAGTTAATCGTGCTAGGCAAATGGAGCTAGGATTGACAAAAGCTATCTGGCTGCACTCGCATGCCGGCAAGCATCCGCGCCCTTCTCATGTTGCGGCGAACGGCAAAGAGTATGAGATTGCGCAAGGGTGCTATATTGATGGCTCTTTTATAAATCCCGGAGAAATGATAAATTGCCGGTGTTCTAGCAGGGTCGTTCTTCCGATATAACAATAGGTACTTGCACGTATTGAAAAAACGTGTACTATTGCCGAAACCGCTGGGATTGGAGAGGGTCACAGCGGCAAACGTGTATAGGGGCTAAACCTCTCCAATGCCATTTGCTGTCATAAAGTTAGCGATTGACCGATCAGCCCGACGGGTTGATGTCGATGGCCGTCTGCACATTGACAAATCGCATATCTCGAAAGCGGCAGTCAATCCTTATTATGGGGCTGAGATTCCCGGCTGGCAGCAATTAGGTCTTGACGAAAACAAGGTTTACCGTCTGTTGCGCGATCCTGTAGAGCTTGAGCGTGGCGCGCATACCTTCGAGCGCCTTCCTATCCTTTCCCGTCATGTTGATCAGCCTATCGGCACGGATGGGCAGGACAAGGATTTGATCATCGGCGCTATAGGTTCCGATGTTGCTTTCAATTCCCCATATCTGGATGCCGACCTTGTTTTCTGGGACGGCGAAGCTATTGCAGGAATTGATGAGGACAAAGTTAAAGAGCTTTCCTGTGGCTATCGGTATGTGCCGGTAATGGAGGCGGGAGAGTTTGAAGGTCAAGCCTACGACGGACGTATGACGGACATCGTAGGCAATCATCTGGCGCTGGTTGAAGTCGGCAGAGCTGGAAGTGATGTTGTGGTAGCCGACTCTAACCCATTTCAAAAGGTGAAAAGTATGAAAATGACCAAACTGGGCAAAGCCCTCTTTGTAGCATTGTCTGCTATGTCCCCTACGCTTGCGGCTGATTCAGCCCTTCCAGCGCTGGTCGGCAAAGCAAGCAAGAAAACTGTGAAAGTTGAAGATGTCAAAAAAGCAGTGCTGGCTATTGATGCCGAAGTTGACCCGCAAATGCTGGACAACCTGCTGGATGCTGTTATCGGCGTAGAAGATGAGCCAAAAGCTATTGAGCCAATGGCAAGCGCTGATGAATCTCCTGCTGACAAGATCAAGTCATTGCTTGCTGGCAAGGTTGAAGATGACGTGCTGAATGCCGTGTTGGGCTGTTTGCAAATGCCTGCCGCTGATGAAAAAGCCGTTGATCTTATGAAAGATAGCGACATGGTGAGCAAAGAAGACATGAAAGCCGACGTTAAAGCCGCCACTGATGCCCTGCGCGGTCAATTACTGGCAGCACAGAAAGCCGCTGTAGAAGTTCGGCCCGTTATCGGTGACGTACTCGGATGCGATTCTGCTGAGGAAATCTACGGACTGGCTTTGAAGCATATGGATGTTGATTGCGAAGGTGTAAGCGGCGTTGCCGCCTTGCGCGCATTGTACCAAGTTGCTTCAAAAGCGCATTTGGCTGGCTTAGAGGCTCCCGTTCATCTTGCTGCTGATAGTGCAGACAAGATGGTAGAAAAGTTCCCGGGCGCTGCCCGTTTCTCACGCGCCTAATCGGAGGGCAACCTTATGGGCTTTCAATCACAAGTAAATCAAACTCCGGCGCTTGCGGTGGCTGGCGACTTCGCCACTGCCAACCCGCGTTCTGCCGTTGTTGCTCCTGAAGCTGGCTTTGTTGCAGGTGAAGGTGGTGTAACTGTTGGTAAGTTTGCATGGATCGACTCTGATGGTCGCACTGTGCATAACTACGGCACATATCCGAATGCACCACAAGGCTTCGTACACCGCGACCAGCAAGGCTTGATTACCCAATACCTGGGCGAGGCCTCTATGGTTATTCCTGAAGGCCAGCCAGTTACCCTGATGCGCAATGGCGACTTCTACGCTGTTGTCACTGGTGCGACTGCTGCCACGTTGGGTGCTACCGTGTATGCGGATTACGACAGTGGTGCAGTCACTATCGGTTCAGCTGCTACAGGTGCTTCTGCTACAGGTGCAATCGGTTCTACCAATACTGGTTTGATCGGTGCGACTTTCACCGCTTCTGCTGACACCGACGATACCCGTCTGGTGGTTACTTCTGTAACTGGCCTGATTAGCGTAGGTGATGAAGTTAGCGGCACTGGCATCACTGCTGGCACTACTATCCTGTCGCAAGTGTCTGGTACTACTGGTGGTGCTGGTACCTATCAGTTGAGCGATAGCAACACTGCTTCAGCTGCCACGGTGACCGCTTTCGGCAAATACCTGAAAATCACCTCAACCACTGGCCTTATCAGTGTTGGTGATACCGTTTCCGGTGGTTCAGGC